TCCGTTCTTTAATTTTTCAAGAAGCGTGTATTGGAGAGTCGGTGCAGCGGCACGAGCGACGTCAATTAACACTGTGGTGGCTTCGGCGTTAAAAGCATATAGGAAATCGGCTGCTTTACAAGGCTCTAGGCGTTGGACATGAGACTGACGAGACAAAACCTTCGTCATGTACGTCTTACCGGAGTTCCCGGTTTGGTCGACGATGAAAATGATCTTGCGATCACAAGGATCTTGTTGGAGGCGAGTCAAGAGTTGGGTTTGCCAACTGTAGAGATTATGCTGTGGAAGAACCTCAAGAGTGCGCGTATCGTGAAGTATATCCATCACAAACGAAGGATACTTTGCGCAAACGTTCGGGTGTTTTTCGCGGAGACTTGCTAGGTCGCGGATATGGTCAGTGACGATTGAAGCACGAAGGGACGCTAAATCGTTGCGAGCGCCTGAGGCGACTTGAGAGATAGACCCGTATTCGTTGAAATCACCATCCTTCTTACAATAGTCGGCTGCTTGTTTCGCTGATAAGCGGCGGGTCTCCAGATGAACAGTGTTGTTGCTAAGAAGAGTCTTGAGTTGAGGCATTCGCTTGCGCGTAGACAACTCAATGTACCCCTGCAAATGGGGAGTTCCGGAGTCAGCGACTTCTTTACCGTAAACGTTATAAGTCACATGGTTTGTTCCGTCGGTATACAAACCGGAGAGATGAGAGAGATCACGGTCCGTGTAGTTATTCAGAGTGTAGCACCAGTACTTCGACTGTGCCATGATAGAGGAGGAAGTGAGAGGTGAACTGGGAAAGGGAGGTACCTGTGCTGTGCATTATAATGAGCGATTGGTGTTCGCATTTTTGTGCATGTGCACGAGGTGGCGTAATACTGGGGGATAGCCACCTCTTGACCTTGTGCACAGTAGGAATTTCACGTAGAAATTTGTGTAGGAACAAGAAAGACGTTCCTCGATAGGTTATGAGCGTGGTCGTGACCGGCAAGTGTTGCGCGCGCTCAAAGTTGAATGTTCACCTTAGTGGTCGGATATGTTAATTCATATATTAACTCTTGGATATTTTAAAGACTGGAGAGAGCTCGTACTGAAAGTTCGACGTGGAACTTTGTCATTCAGGACTGTTGTGGTGTTCGGTTGGTTGTAGAGATTGTCTGTGTTTAGTTCAGTGTGTCTGCGACGCTATTAGCAGGAGCATTTTTGTCGCTGCGCTCGACGGTTCGACTCAAACAACTTCGGTCAAAAGGTATTCCCTCACTGCGTCACATATGCGGCTTGAATAGCCTATGATGCGGCTTGAATAGCCTATGATGCGGCTTGAATAGCCTTTAAGAGATAAACCAATGACGACATATGGGTTTCAGACATTAAGGATCGGGAGAACCGCGCGAAAATAAACAAAATCGCGCGGTAAAAGAAGTGTTCTTTATGACGTGTCATGTGTTCCCTTGTGACCGGTACCCGGATGTGCAACAAGGTCGGCAGCAAGTTTGAAATATTGTGTGTTCATTCGTTGCTCATAAATTCACATCGACGATGCCGAAGACAACGAAAAAAAAGAGAACCGAAGCCGAGTGTTTGTGGTGGAGGAAGAAGAACCCCGAGAAATCAAGGCAAAATGTGTTGGCTTGGCGGGCGAAAAGAGACAAGGAACGCGCCCGTAGCTTCAAAAACAAGGATGGTTCAATGAATCATTGGCAAGATAGTGGAGTGGATGGAGCTCTTTATGAAGACGATCAAGACGCGAATGCTCGCTACTTTTGGTTGTATACGAAACATGAGCTCACGGCCGAAGACAAGGCGGTCCTAAGAGGGGCGATGCATGTGTGGCATATTCAAGTTATGCGCTTTCAAGGTTTCATGATCTATTATTGCAAGACTTTAATGCCCGGTTACAAATTTCAAGATTTGGTCAACTTGGAGTTTACTTTAAGTCAGAAGGTATTCTACAATATCTTTTATCCTGACGTGTGTCGTGACAAGAAGAAGCGCTGGGTTGATGTTGTTTAAGCGTCGGCTGGAAGATTGAAGTAAGGAGCGAAGGCACCGCCGCCGTCGCGGCGAATAGAATTGGATTCAGAAGAACGAGAAACTTGTTGATCACGGAATAATTCCTGTAGCTCGATATAATCGATAGTATTCATTGTATTGTCGTCATCTATTTCATAGACTTCAAATCGATCTTCCGACAACGTGTTCGGCTGAACTGTAGAGGGATATTCGTTCATAAACACGACGACGTGTGGAGGTGTAAACGATATATCACGAGATTGGTATTTTGTAATCAAAGCTTGTCCGTTCTTTAATTTTTCAAGAAGCGTGTATTGGAGAGTCGGTGCAGCGGCACGAGCGACGTCAATTAACACTGTGGT